CAGCCGATAGTATAGTTAATCCAACTTATGACAATATAAGTAATATATGGGTTTTAAAACCAAACGTTACTAAGCCTATATTACATAAAGAAATATCTAATCCATTTTTGATGAAACAAGTTTCTGACTTGGTGGATTATTATAAGACATTTTTCTTTTATGAGCATCAAATAAAACCGAGATATGTTTTACATACTGCTAATTTAGGAATAACACAAACAGGAACAGGTAGAAGTCCTTTATTTGCTTGTGAGAAAAATATCAATAACATATTAGCAGTATATCAAGCCAGGTATAATGTTTATGCTAAAAACGGAAACGCAGGTATATTAGCAAAAGCTCCAGTTGGCGGTGGTGGCGCATCATTACAAGAAGCTATTGATCCTATTACAAGAGATACAATGCTTAAAGACCTACAAGACAGAAATGGATTGATAGGAGATAAGAATTTTATTGGAATGTCAAGCGTTCCTTTGCAATTTATCAAAACTTTAGGCACAATTAAAGAATTAGAGCCATTTGATGAAACACTAGAGAACGCTATTAAAATTGCAGGTGTATTTGGAGTAAATAAAGAATTATTACCTAAAAAAGACAATGCTACTTTTAGTAATCAAACAATAGCAGAGAAATCGTTTTGGCAAAATGTAATTAAAGCATTTGCTAATGATACTGCTAAAAGTTTAAATAAAATATACTATTTGCCTGATAATTGGACTTTTATGCCTAATTTCACAGGTATTGAGGCATTACAAGAAGATAAAAAAGCAGGATTAGAAGCAGATGGCTTATTTATTGATAATCTTGATAAACTAAAAGCAAACGGAATTGATATGACAGAAGCATATTTAACAATACAAGAAAGATACAATGGAAAATAAAATTAAAGAATTTAAAGCACAAAGGGATTTGTTTAAAAATCCAGTATCTACTTTACTAGATTCAGAACGTGCTAAGTTAGAAATAACATCAGACAGAAAAGTAAAAGGATATGCTATTGTTTGGGGAAGTAAAAATGACTATAATGAAATTGTGCTTAAAGGTGCAACTCTTAATAGTCTTAATGCAAGAGGCATAGAAAGTACTAGCGGAAATCCAATATTAGTTTTAAATCAACATAGACAAACAGAACCTTTATGTAGACCTACAATGTTAATGGAAGATGATTATGGTTTATATTTTGAAGGTGATATAATTGAAGGCGTAGGATATGCAGATGATGTCGTTAATCAAGTAAATCAAGGTGTTTTAAGACAACTTTCTTATGGTTTCAACTATATATGGGATAAAACAGAATACGATGCTACAAACGATGCTTATATTCTTAAAGAAATAAAATTGGGAGAAATATCTTTAGTAACATTTTCTAGTGATGAAAATGCGCAGTTAAGAAGTTTTAACCAGTTACAAGAAAGAGCAGTTTTGGACAAATTTAGTCCTGAACAAATAAATGACTTACATAATCTTTTAGCAACAAGAGCCGCGACGAACACTCAAGAAGAAGAAAAGATTGTTGAGATAAATACTAATAAAATAACAATTTTTTAAAAACAACAAAATGGAAAAATTTAATTTAAGAAGCGCATTAGAAAAAAATGGTGCAGCTTTAGATGAAAATCAAATCAAATTTGTATCTGCCTTTGAAAATGCTTTAGAGGAAAGAGCAAAAGCGCAAGATGAAGCGTATTCAACATCAATGCAACAAGCATTACGTTCAGTATTAGGTGCTGAAAGCAAAGATGCTGCTGGAAATGTAGTAACTATTGCTGAGCAAATCAGAAATATTGCTGAAAACGTAGAAAAAGTTGAAAAAAACAATGTTAGAAACTTATCTAACACAGAAAAATTCCAACTTCGTAAAATGGTTAAAGAGCAACACAAAGATATTTGCGATGCTATTAGAAATGGTAATGATTTAGAAATTACTTTTAATGCTAAACGTGCTGCTGCTATTTATACAGCTTCTACTGCTGTTGCTAATGATACAGGTGTATTATTGCCATTGAATGAGAACTTTGAGTTTGAAAGTGAAATTTCAAAAATCAGATACCCTGAAAACTTTATATTAGATGTTATTTCTAATAGACAAGTTGCTAGAGTTCCTCAACAAATTATTAAAAACGAACAAGCTACTGCTGAAGGAGCTGTTGCTTTAGTTGCTGAAGGTGGTACTAAGCCATTAGTGTCTGATACATTTTTAAGAACACTTACTTTGCGTAAGAAATATGCTGCTCACATCGAGTGGACAGAAGAATTTGAAGTAGACAACGAATTGTTGTACAACGAAATCCTTATGATGTTTGAAGAAAAAGTAGTAAGAGCTTGGAACAACGGATTGATTTCAACTATTGTTTCAAATGGTACTGCTTACACTAGTTCTGTAATGGATGATACTTTAGTTATTCCTGACAATGGATTAGCTGTTATTGCTGCTCAATCTGTAATTAACGGAATGAACTTTAACGCTGATTTAGTTCTTATGCACCCAAGTGATATTGTAACTACAATGTTTACACAAGATACAGAAGGTAATTCAAGACTATTGCCTTACATGCAAAATGGTTCAATCAATGGGATGAGAGTTGTTTCTTCTAATGCAATTACTTTAGGTACTGCAATCGTTATGGATAGCTCAATTTATCGTGAAATGCACTCTGAATTTATCTTACGTTTTGGTACTTACAACGACCAATTTATCAAGAATCAAAAATCAGCAGTTGGAGAAGTTTATTCTATTTTAAGAGTAGCTAAAAACAACTTACCTGGAGCAATGGCATTTAGTCTTGCAACAGTAAGAGCTGCATTACAGAAACCAGCATAGTAATTTTAAAACCTTAATATATGTCAAATTTTAGTATCAAAGAAGAAGAAGCAAAAATTGTAGGAACTGCTACATTCGATAAAGTATCGGATTATAAAGCGGTAGACTTAAATGGAAACACTTACTTACTACACAAAGTTCACGCTGATAAGTTAATCTCTAAAGGATTAGCAAAATTAGTAAAGGATGTTAAGATTAAAGAGAAAACACCTGATATGACTTCAACCGTAATAGAGAAATAATGATAATAAATGCTCAATACTTTCAAACAAAGGAATTATATATTCCTAATTCAGTTGCGCAACCAAGCATTGGAAGTGTATTACCGTCTGCCACAGCGCAATTAAACGAGGAAATAGAAAGTATTGAGCAATCATTGTTGCTTGATATACTAGGTTACGAGCAGTTACAAGAGCTTATGGCTCAGTTTGACGAAGATGGAAATTGGGTTGAAGATCCAATTCAAAAATGGGTTGATTTAGTTGATGGAGTAGATGATTGGAAAGGTTTAAGATATACTATTGGAACTAAAAAAATAAGTTTAATTGCTTATTATGTGTTCTTTTATTATTTAGGAACTGATTTTCAAACTTACTCTACTACTGGTATGCAAATACCAAGAGCTGAAAATTCATTATACAATAATCCAAGTGTTAAACAAACAACTGTTTGGAATAAGTTTATTAGAATGTATATTGGAGATGTGAGATATGGATTACCTGTGCTTGAAAATAACTGGAATGGATATTTTCTTAATTTCAGCGGAAAAGTAATTGGCAATGAAGTATCTTTATATGATTACCTAATGAAAAATCGTGATTTATATGACACTACTTATTTTACTGTCAAAACTCACATTAATTATATGGGATTATGATAGTTGTAGAAGAATTTTTAGATGGTTTATTTGACAATTTACCTTTAATAGATGGATTTAAAAGCATCTATAAATGGGGTAACAAAGACCATTTATTAAAACAAATAGAACTATTCTCTAAAAGTTCACAAACACCTTATCCTTTAATTTACCAAACATCAAATGTTAGTAATCAAGGAAATGATGAATGTGAAGTTAGTTTATCTTTAGTTTTAGCTTGTCAAAATACAAATGTAGACTTGACAAATGAAGAACGTTGGGCAATGAGTTTTAGAAATGTTTTAAATCCTTTAACTCAAAATATTGAAAACATATTAAGAAGAAGCGGACAAGTAACCTGGAATGGTAATTATAAAAAAACTGATTTTCCAAATTATGGAAATGGAGAAGAAAATTTTACTATTGATAAGTGGGATGCAGTCCTTTTAGAATTAACAATTAAAATAACAAATTTACAAACGTGTAATTAAAAAAATAAAAAACAATGGCAATATTAACAGGTACAGATTGTACCACAAGCAGATTAGGTAGCGGTTTAGAGAACTGCCAACCAATCGAAGGTTTACCAAATGGTGTAATCTTAACTCCTAAAGGATGGAGTTTAGATAAAACTTCAGGTACTTTCGATAAAGCATACGTTCAAGAGCAAGTACAATTAGGAAATTTCGTTCCATTAGTTGGTTGCTTTGAAGCGGTAGCAGAAACACCTGATGCAACTACTCAAGAAAGTCAATCAGGACTTATTGAAGTTGTAAGACAAGGGAAACCAGTTTTCACTTGTACTTATAAAAAGGGATTAGCTTTCCAAAAAATTGCTTTCTCTTATAACTCTTACCAACAATACGATGCATTAATTACTTACGAAACTGGGTATATTAAATGTGCAGAAAGTGTAGATGGTACATCAATAAAAGGTTTATCAGTAGGTATGTTAAATACTAACGGATATACTGAAAACAATGGTACAAATTCAGCATCAACTATCTTGAAATTCCAAGTTACTGATCCATTTGAATACAACCAATATGTAAATCTTTTAACTGATTTAGATTTTAATCCAAATACTGAATTATTCGGTATTACTGATGTAACTATTGCAGGTAGAGCAGATGCTTCAGAAAACAAAGTTTATATTAAACCTACATGGTTACACAATGAGCAATTTACAATTACTGGTTTAGCAAGTGCAAACTTGAAACTTTATGTAAATGGAGTTGCAAATGCTATTGTGGGAGCTACTACATTTAATACAAGCACAAAAGAATACGCAATTACACCAACTGCTACATTAGTAGCTGCTGATGTTGTTCTTGTTGAACTTTACGATGCTGCTAATGCTGTTGCTTGTGCGCAAGTAGGAAACAAGTTTTATAGAGGAACTACTGGCAATGTTGTTACAGTAGCATAATTGTAAAATAATTATTTAAACACGCATAATTAACTTTATGCGTGTTTTTTATTTATATTTGTATGATTAATAATTAAATTGTAAATTATGAAAATTTTTAATGTAGAAATTAATGGTATAGATGCAGAATGGTTCTGTAATCTTACTAAAGAACAAAAATATGATTGGATTTTAAATAACACAAATCAAAGTAATGATATTCTTATTAATGAATTTTTAAATAGAACATTAGATCCAAACAAAAAAGAATACTGTGTAGGATGCAGAGAAAAAAAACAAAAAGTATCAATAGCTAAAATAGTAGAAAATGGCAATATCAGCAGCGGAAATGAGCAGACGATTGAAACCGTTATTGAATCAACAACATCTAAAAAACCTAGTAAATATAGAAATAATAAATGATGAGGATAAATTAGTTGATATTAAAAAACAACAATACATAGTTGGAGATATATTTAGCAATGGAAAAAAAGCAAAATATTCTAAAAAATCAAGAGTTGTAGAAGGCGGTAATGAATTGTATAGAGATTTTAAAAATAAATTAAATCCAAAAGCTGGTTTGGGTAATGTAGATTTAATTTTAGGTGGTTCTTTTATAAATAGTTTTTTTCTAGAAGAAAAAGGAGAAGGATATATCTTTTCGGCAACTGATTCAAAAGCAGATGATTTATTAGGTAGATATGGAGAAGAAATATTTAATTTAAACCAAAAAGCATTTAATGATTTCTTAATTAAATATGTTAAAGACGATTTTGTAAAGGTTTTAAAGAAACAACTTGGACAATAAATGGCAAAGTATAACTCAATAGAAAAAATACCCGCAAAACTGTTCTTTGAAGTTTTAAGTAGTAAAGATTATACTTTATTAGAAGCCAATAATGAAGATGAAGATTTAGAAACGGTTTTTATTGCTATTTACGATGACTTTTTTGTTAAATCAGATAATCCCGAAGCAAAAAGATATTTGAATTTAACAACAAATATAGCTTTTTTAGAATATAAATTAGCAACTATAAAACAAGTAATGGAATTTGCTTATTTTGCTCAATTAACAAAAGAAATGCGAGATAAGTTATTAAAAGCATTAGAAGTTGGTTGTGGAATATATATTGATAAAGATGCAGATTTTACAGAAGAAGTCAAAAG